GCAATTTCATCTGCAACAGCATTACCTGTTAACATTTCTTTTAACTTGCTTGTATTAGAAGCAATCCTTTGTTCAAGTTCACTTATTTGTGATTTGATATTTGCGATTGTTGCTTGTCTTTCTTGTTCGGCTTGTTCAGCTTTCATTTGTTCAGCTTGGTAAGCTTCAAAAGAAGGGTCATTAAATTGATAACCAGCACCTTGACCTCCCTGACCATTGTTGTTTGTAAGTTGGTTCATATAGTTTCCATAGCCTTGCATATTGTTTTGGGCAGTGGCAGGCACATAGCCTTCCATTCCAGCTTGTCCAGCCATTTGTAGAATACCGGGAAATGAATAGTCCATATTAGCCTCCTAATTGTGCCAACTGTGCTTTAAGTTGTTCTAACTGTGCTTGGTCAGCCTTAATTTGTTCTTGAAGAATGTTCATATCTTCACTAGATTGTTTCATAGCCTTTTGTTGTTTCTTTTGTACACCATAATCGTGAATATCCATTCCCAAATCAAGCATACCCCTTAAAGCCTTTGCAGCATTTTCGGACATATAATTTAATTGTGGAACCGTATCACGAACTTGATATACTCCACCAACTGTAGGTGATTGTGGCATTACACTTATAGCCATTTTAAAACCTCCTTAGAAACCCAAGAATCCAAACAACTTAGACAACAAACCACCAGCCTTAGCAGGCTTTGCATTTGGTGTATTGTATTTAGGTGTGTGTCTAGCTTTTGTTTTCATCATACTTGTACTTTTGTTATTCTTAATGTTGTTCATTTCTCGTCCTAATGAACCACTTTGTAAGAATTGTTGAAATTGTTTTGGAGTAGCACTATAAGTGTACCAATTACCACCCATTTGAAGCATAGCAAGGTTGTTCTCGGGAGAATAAGCAATATCTTGTATAACACTTGACTTAGCACCGATGTTCTTTCTAATAGCACTATCACTAGAACTATATCTAGGGTCTTGTTTTTCAACTTCCCTACCTAGTTCCTTCCAATTAGGAATTGACTTTCTTTGTGGATAGAAAGTGTTTAACAACCTATTGTGTTCTTCTTGTGTTTGGGCTACTGTATAAGGTACATCAGCATTTGACATTCCCCAATAGGCAGGTGTCTTAGTTTGTTGGACAGGAATGTTAATATCACCAAATACACCTAGTTGTTCATCAACTGGTGCTTCGTCGGCAATAGAGCCTTTCTTGACTACCTTATTGTAAATATCGCTGAATACACTCATAATCTATTTTCCAAAACCACCATATAATTGTGAGAACAAACTAAGAGCATTTCCAATTCCATTACTTTGTTGTGGAAGAGGATTTGATTGCATTGGCTGTTGCGGAGTTGTTGTCGTATTAATGGGCATACGATTTTGATTAAGTTGGTTGATTTGATTTTGTTCGCTTTGTGCTTTATTCTTTGCCAAACTAAGGGCAGCCATTATAATCGGAAACATCTTTTATTCTCCTATCCAAATATTCTACCAAACAAACCCTTCTTACTATTTTCATTGGCAGCTTGCTGTTGAACATAGTTAGCATAGTTTTGTGTATCTATGTTGTTTTGGTTTGCTAAATTGTTAATGTAATTTCCATAGGCATTAGACAAATTATCCTGTGCACCTTGGGCAACACTCAATAAGTCTTTGTTCTTATTGTATCGGTTGTTGTATGCGTTTTGACCAGCATTTGTATTCATTTGCCATTCATTCGCACTTTGTTGTCTATCTTGCATATAGCGGTTGTAAGCCTTATCCCATTCTTCACTAGCCAAAGCCTGTTGCTTTGCTGCCATAGCATCCATATAATCGGAACCAAATATATCACTTGATTCTCTCAATGCGTTCATAGCTTGCTTTTGTCTTTGGTTAGCAAACTTTGAATAGTAATCGTTTACATCACCATTGAATGAGAATTGACCTGGGTCATAGGCTTCCATTCCTTCAAGATTTGAAAGATAGTCATTGAACTTACCCGCAGTGTCGCCATAAGTGTTTTGCATTTTGTTGTAATACTGACCATACAAACCACGGTTAGCATTACTATTTTCTTCTGCCTTTTCTTGTGCTTTGGCTAATGCGGCATTAGCCCTTGAAACTCTTTCATCTTGACCAAAGCCAAATACATCACCTGGGTCTAGTATATCATTCCATAAAGCCATTGTTTACCTCACTAGAATTGTAAAATCATAATTAATTTGTTTTCATCTGAATCTAATTTTAATGCAGTGTCTTGTAAAGTGATTATTCCACCTTCAATACCATTCTTGCTAAACTTGAAATAAGGTGTAATCTCATTTCTAGTTTGTATGAACTTGTCTGGAAGAGGTATGCTATCACCCTTAGCCAAAGTCTTAAAAATTCTTAGGTTTCCATTCTCCAATACTTTCCAAGTAACATCTTGGTTAGTTTGTTTAGACAAATCCCAAGTGCCATATAGTGCTTGAATAACTTCATTTATAGAAGATGTTTGGTTAATTTCCATTTTTACCTCTAAACACTTGTGTTCAATTCTTGTAAACGAATGGAACTATCACTAACAACAAAGTCAGTAGGTTCACTATAACTAAGTTTCAATACACATTGTCTAACCATACCAAGGTTCAACCAACGAACTCTTTTTTCGTATTGACCTTTTCTACCAAGACTTGCTTCACGAACATTACCAAATGTGTAACCACCATCCTTGCTTATTTGTAACAACATAAAGCCGGGCTTATTGTATTCGGGCATAGAACCTACATTACATTCACAAGTAAGTTCATAGATTACGAATGGTTTATAATTTGTTGTGATTACTGGTGTTTGTCTAACTCTTAAAAGTGGTAAACGATGTTGTGCATCAAAATCTTCATAAAAGTAATTTTCGTCTAATTCATAGATGTTACCACTTTCACCACAACCAGTTACAATCTTGTTATTCCACCAGCAAGCATAAAGTGGTAGATAATTCTTGTTCTTACCGGTGTAGTAGTTTCTACTTGTTCTAATGTGCCATTCATTTGTTTTCAAATCGTACACATAACATTCTTCGTTTATACTAAACAAGTAGAATGAATGGTTGTTCTTTGAATAAGTCCAACCCTTGACGTGCTTAACATCGTTTGTATTTAATATGTTGTCTAACCATAATGGACTAATCTTTGTAACTTCGGTGCCTTGAATCATCAATACACACTTAGCACTTGATTTACCAGTACCAATACAAAATTGTGCGTGGTTCACACTAGCCAAAGAATAAGGGGCTTCTAGACCTTGTTCCTTGTTAATGGTATAAGAGGTTCTTTGCCAAGTTTGATAGGATTCAGCATTACCCTTTTGCCAAAACTCAATAGAGCTGGGACCGAACATAGTCAATAATGGGCCGACACTACTTAATGCTATTGTCTTATCACTTGATGTAGAACCATTGAAATACTTTGGTACACCATAATCATCAAGGAAGCAATAAACACCACTATCCACTTCTTTTTCTAGGACAGTGATTCCATCTTTATCGTATTGAACTTTGCCATCAAGAATATCAAATACTTTTCTTTTTTCTGTGTTCAATGGGTATTTTATTGAAAAGTAAGTAAATGAACTTCCTTTGTCATTAACTACGATTGTACCATCAACTACAGCAATATGAGTAGGTTGTATGTACTCCTTTTCACTATCAATTCTTTTAGGTAAAGTAATTTCTACCTCTTCACCTGTCTTTAGGTTATAGCCGTGTATATCGTTACCATCAACCCAAAGTAGGATAGCTCTTTCACCACCACTTTCAGCAAAGCAAACAGTATTACCAATGGCATAATTACCAATGGTTTCGGGTTCATAGGTGCTATCAAAACGAACAACTTCACCATTGTAGGCTACGAACAAACATTGTTCATAGTCATTGTTTCTAAGACCCGTGCTAGGTACGAACATACCATCGCATTGACCTTTATCACCCAATGTTGTCTTGAATTTAATGCCAGGAACACTTTGTAAGAAAGTTCTTACATCTTTGTTATCACCACCTGTATTGTTTTCAGTAAAGCAATTACGGGACATAGCTGCACCCTTGATATTAGGTGCAGTCAATGTAGCATCGTTACCGCCAACCAATGAATAAACTATCTTGTTCTGTGGCATACTACTTTAT